CGCCCCGACGCATCCAGTTCCACGTTCACTTCGCCTCCCGAGTGCCACGTCATCTCCCCGCCGTAATACCCCTTCGGAACCCCGACAGCAGTAGCAGCAGGCCTCCGATACACAGGCCTCAGCATCAGGGCGTTCGCCAGATCCGCCCAGAAGCTATCGCTCTTGACCTTTGGTTCGCTCATCCTTCATTCCTTCCTTAGTTCAAAATCGCACATCCACGCAAGGACATCAGGAGCAGCATCGAAGACCACTCCCACGCCTTCCGGATCTCCGTCATCGTCCTCCAGCCACACAGTACCGGCTCCGTCCCCGTACTTGGAAACGACCCGATCTCCGGCCTTCCACGGCTCCTCCGGGGACACCATTTCCCGGAACGGAAGCACCCCCCTGTAGACGATCCCCACGACCCTCTCAGCCTCACTCATCATTCCCATCCGGAGCATAGAACACCACAGACTCCCGAGTAAGCCCGATCATCCCCAGAAGTTCTTCATCCGTCTTGCGAGTGAATCCGTATCGAGAATACACACTCCAGCTACGATTGTCGCCCTCTACGGATTTGAGCGCCACAATCGTCCGGAACGTCACAATCGTCCCATCCTCCGCCTCCCGCAGCCGAATCAGGAGAGGATCTTCCTCATCAACCGCCTTCACCAGCATGATCTTTTGATCTTTACAATTCGGAGTGAGGTACTTTCCAACAACATCTCCATCTCCGACGTACAGGTTATTCCCCCTCTTCGTACCGACTACACCCTGTCGGGAGATCGTCAGGCCTTCGTTAAGGGAAGGATAGGTGACCCGAACCTCATCCCCCACCCGCACGTCCGAAACCGCAATCTCTTCCCCTTCGACGCGCCCGCTCGGAACGACAACCAGCATATCCAACTCCCGAGATATTGTCGGGTACTTGGGGTCACTGAACTTCAGATAGGCCTCCCGCCCCCTGATGGACACTACCTCGTACACCGGAGAGTGGGGGTAACCCAATTGCCGAACCTTATCCCCGACCTTGATCTCAGATCCGGTCCCTCCATTACCTACCCGCACAAAGTGCGAGAAGTGTGCGTCGTTGCGGAAGTCCCCACAGCATTTTTTCACGAACACAGTGTGCCCGCCGTTGCTCAGGTTCTCCACCACAAACAATCCGTCCACAGGCCAGCCACCATCCCGAAACGCATCACTGTTCCTAGCCGAAGCAGTGAGCCTTACGATGTCCCCTACCTGAAAATTAGTCATTGCTTTCTCCCTTCAGCGCTTTCGCGATATCAGCGCGGATCGCAGAGGCCACTCCGCCAGCCGATGCATTGCGGATCTCAGGCTCCACCGCTTCGATGGCCTCCAGCCAGTCCAGAACATCCTCCACTGCCCGCAGAGCAGCAATCAGGGCAGGAACATCCGTGCGTGCCGCAGCAATGAACTCAACATCGCGCTTGTCTACGTCAAACGACACGGCCCTCTTCTCTCCCGGATACTCCATCCAGTGCGGCTCGGACTGTGCGTTCAGCAGGAACCGTCCGTTAGGCCCCCACACCACACAATCCCCGCGCACTCCCGTATCGGCCACCCACGGCCCCGGAGTAGCGGAATTCACCCGCTCCTCCATCTCGTCCAGCTTCTTCATGACGCTCCTTTCAAAGTAAGTTTCATATACTAAGAGAGACCATACATTCGTATGGTCTCCCTGTCAACCCGATCTCTTGTCAAACCCTATGACAATATCCGAAAGCATATTTCGTTTCTTGCATACCCCACAGGGCACTGACCCAAGTATGAGGCTCTTCTCTATGGTCCGTTTGAACTTGTCACAGATCAAGGTCACCGACGAATCCTTGCCACAGTGCAGGCATGATCTGGTTGTAACGTACCATTCCCCGTCCCCTTCGTGCCAAAGCGGTTGCCTCTCGTGTGCGTCAACTTCACAGACCACACTCTCCGAGAACACGCCCCGCACATCCTCAAAGAGTTCCAGCGAAATCCGCTCGTCAATCTCTGTCATTTCACCACTCCAGCCACTCCAGCACAGGAGGCATCCAAGACGGCGACAACGCCATAAGCAGGCACGCCCCCATAATCAGAACCATCCCCAGCCACCCTGCTACAAAAAGACCAGCCAGCACCCCCAGTCCAGCCAACACCCCGACCGGAACAACCAGCAGCAGCCAGACCCGAATAAATCTCCCCGTCCTCACGGCTTCCTCCCTTTATGTATCACGGACTTCGCCACCAGATCGTTCACATGCTCCCACGAGCATTCCGTCTCGACCATGTGCGGACGCTGGGATCTGGCGCTTCTGTTCCACCTACCCCACATCCGGCCCATTCGAGCCATGTAGGTGTCGTAGTTACCGTACCAGCGTAGCCCTCGTTTCCGCTCCCTTGCCTTCCGGCTCATGGCTTCCTTCCCTTGTGAATCAGTACTGCCCCGGTTGCGAAGAGATTTAGGTTGCTCTTCATGTCAAAGTCCAGCCATCCAGATTCCCGCCTCCGGAACCGTGCCCAGTTCTTGGTCAGTCGTATGCCCCAGCCACCCCGCGACCCGCGCCGAATCACCCGTTCATTCCTTGCCTTCCCGCTCATCGCTCGCCCCCAGCCCGTGACTTGGCAAGCTCAACAGCCTCCGCAAACGTGGGAATATACGCGCTCTCCATCGGCGTCACGACATGATACTCTCCGTACTTCTGTCCCATCTCGGCAACAAAGGCCTGAGCTTCCGCCTCCGAGTGAATTTCCGGCACTTCGATCTCTTTAAGGAACGGATGTTCGGCCTTGAGCGCTATCTCCGCCTGACGCCCGACTTCCGGCAAGTGGTGCGTGAACAGATCCGCCCCAGCCATGTATCCTAGAATGTCATAGACTCCATCCATCCCCCGGTTCGAGACCATCCGATCCAACGCAACGGTAATGATGTCGGAAATGTGGTACGCCATCTTAGGTTCACTGCTCATGATTACTCCTTCTGTAGTCTTTACTAATTCAACTCTATCATAAACATCATTCCTCGACAACTTCCCCGACAATGACATCCCCGACGTTATACTCTGACACGCCCTGCTCGGCCATCAGCCAGTCCCAGAAGCCATACCCTTCAGGAGGCATTACTCTTCCTCCCAGCCACATCTGCGGCACTTGTACGTATGGAAATGACCTCGCACTGCGTTGAAGTTCCATACCCTGTATGACCAGTGCAGATGCAGCCTGCACAGCCACGGAATCCGTTTCCCATACACAGGATGCACGAAGAGTCTCACCCTTAACCTCCAGCAGGCCAGTATTGTCCAGTGACCCAAGACGCCAGCAGTAGAATCAAAATCCATGCCAACACCCCAAAGACAGCCCCGAGCAGGAGCCAGCGTGCGCGTCTCATCTCAGATCGATCCTCTCTTCCTGAGGCGAGTCACGAACGCCCACGCCATTTGCTCCATCTTCAGTCCGTGCACCCGCATTCCGCGTTCAATAGCTTCGTCTTCGGTTGTCGCACCACCGGACCACTTATAGGTCCGTCCATCCCTCATTCGGTTCAGTTCCACCCTAAACACCCCTGTCGTCCCCCGGAAAGGCGGACGGGTCTTATTATAGGTCGTATTCCAGATCGGACGTCCGTTACGTGGCTTCTTCATCCTGCTCCTTCCCTAAGCGTATCCATTTACCGCTGCATGCTCAGCCATAGCGAAGCGCCCCATGATGACCTCAATCTCCCAAAGCTTCTCTGTCTTAGGATCATCCCGCCACGCCCGATGTTCCCCGTACATCCAGAATGCCTCACAGCGCTTCCCGACAGCCACCCACATTTCAGCGGCCATCTCCGCCTCCGTAAACCGCTTGCCCTCCGCATACGTCATGGAAGCCCAGCCCTGCCGCTTGAAGTGCTCACAGGAGCACGCAGACCCCGTGCCACCGCAAAGCTCGCACACCCACGCACCGGAAAACGACCCGTCCAGTCCGGGAACAAACCCTTCAGTAGATCGAACCATTACCTCATCCTTCCGTAGTATCGGACCATATCACGAATGTTCCACCATTTCGGCACACATCCGCACGGTCCTTCGTGTCCGCGCTCAAAGGTACACTTCCATCCGGGCCATTTCACGTTACAGCGTTTAGACATCCGTCCTCCATGCCGTATGGACCTTGACTTCCCATGCCCTAGCCGACAACTTAGCAATCGGCCCAAGGCGGTAGTATTTCTCCCAGTCGTACATCTTTTCCGAGAGCGCGGAAGCAGCAAGCTCCAAGGCAATCTCTTGACGAATCACCCTGCTCGACTCTACCTCCACAGCGACAGGCGTCCCGTCCTCCGTCTCGTTCACGAACACACGAACGACAATCTCCGGTTCTTCTGTCCTAGGCATCCTCAACCTCTCCTGCCTTGCGTCTCCGGACCAGCTTGTACTCCGTGGATGATCCCCATTGCGCTGCGGCTTCCCGATGGCTCTTGAGCATTTCCTCCCTTTCCTCTCTAGATTCCCGCCACTCACTGAACAGCGTGAACCCCTTGCCCATAGCCTTATCCACAGGATAGCGGTTCATGATGGCGTACTCGTATTCCGCCCGCTCATATCCGGCAGCAATCAGCGCCTCCGCTGCATGATGCCAGCGCGTGAACACCGTCGGAGAATCAGCGGTCTTCTCGGCCTCCATCAGCACGTCAACAATGGCTTCCAGCTTTTCCTCATCTATTTCACCGGCCCTAGTGCTATACATCTTCTATCGGCCCTGCCTTTCTTCTCTTGACGACCTTGAGAATGTACTTCCCCCAGATCGGATCGAATCCTTCCTTCTCTGCCTTACTGAAGGCCTCTACGACTTTCTTGGTTCTCCAGTCGTTCTCTCCGATACGCTGAGGAGCGTGCCCATAGACCCGTTGTACCGCGTATTCATATGGGTCATCGGCAAGCTCCAAGTCCTCGTCATCGAAATACAGGAACCCGCGCACGGCTCCCGGCTCGCTGTTCTGATCGACGAGAATTTCCGTTTGAGGCCAGTCTATATGACTCATCTGCAAACACGGGCTGATCACCGTCCCGGTCAGTCCGTGGTATTGACCCTGCTCTACGACGCGTACCCGCTCGCCCTTCTCAAACTTAGCCACTAAAGCGCACTCCTCCCTTGTACAGGCTCGTGGCCGTCCTGAGGTAGTCCTCGTCCACCCGGCCCGGAATCCCTTCCCTCTTCAGGACTTCCGCGATCTTCTCGATCTCCTGCTCTTCGGTCAGCAGATACCTCAAGTCCTCGTGCCAGACTCCCGACACGTGATCCCGTGGGCTGTCATCGTAGACCAGATTCACAATTCCGTTCGGATGGTGGCTCCTGACAGTGCCGGTCTTCCCGTTGTTCCAAGCATCGGGATTGTAGACCTTCACGCGGTCACCCTCGTTGAACGTGCTCACTTCTGTCCCTCCCACATATCCAGTGCCTGACGTACGGTGTTCCCGTCCAAGATTGACTGGTAGATCCGGCCAGCCCCCCATGAACCATTGCCGTCCTCGTCCCCGACTATCTGCTCCAACACATCATGCAGTGAGTGGGAGATCTGCCCATGGACACCGTTCCCGGATTCGATTACGTAGTTCGGATGTGCGTTGGCCTGCTGACGCGCCCGATCCAGCGTCTCCGCCAGTTCGATCAGCGCCTCGCACTTGGCGTCCAGCAGTTCAAGCTCGGAGAAGAAGTATCCCACGACTATCCCCGCCGACAGGAAGTCTGATGACCCGTCAACATCCTTATCTATCCGGACACGGCATGTCTGCTGATCCGAAAAGATTCCGACGATCTCACCCATCCTGCCCTTGTGACTGTTCTTGACAATCTTTACCTTGTCGCCTGCTTTGAATTCCATTGTCTGCTCCTTTTCTAGTTGGTTCCTGCCTGATATCTATACACTATCCAAGAAGCAGACCAATGTCAAGCCCCGACTTCTCTCAAATAATCCAGCACCCACGCCGGATAATCCCCAAATAACGTAACTGCACTGGATGTCTTGCCCAGTCTGCCGTCCTTAGTCAGCGTCCGTCCCTTCAGATAAACCTGCCTCAGTTCCCCGTCCAGATACGTGACGGACAGAAACTCCACCTTGAAGCGCCCCGGAACCCGCCGCGAAGCTGTGTCCTCAACCGGCCCGTCGATCACAATATAGGCGTCCGTGACGCTCCGGTACGCCTTGCGGATATCCATCACGCCTCCTTCCAGAATCTCTCGACCTGCTCCGTGGCCCAGTCAAGGGCATCCTCGATCTCATCGTCCGATCTGAAGTCCAGTTCGTCCTCACCCTGACGTCTTAGCTGCTTCTTGACCATCTCCATGACGGACTTCTCTGACAGCTTCTCATCCATATCCCCGTAGGTGGCTGCGTGCATGGCAAGCAGCTTAATCATCTGGCCCTTGTCCAGCCGGAAGTCCAGCCGGAAGCTAACGCGCCGTTCGCCATCCCGGCTCATGGTCGCCTTCATCAGACCTCCACGTACAGGGTCACAGTCTGACCGTTCGGGATCAGAACCTCCGTCAGTTCACCCTTGGCGTTGTTCGCTGGAATGCTCGCCTCATTCTCCCCGTAGGCGTCCTGTGTGGCCCGGAAGAAGTAGTTCAGTCCGTGGAACATGGCCCGGAATACCTGCCCCTCCTTGATCTCGAAGGGGTCCACCTTGCCCACCGGCTTAAGTAGTCCGTAGTAGTTTCCGTTGGACTCTACGATGTCTACTATTTCCCTCAGGGAATCCGTGCTGTGTCCCGTCCGCTGATCCAACCGACCGAAGATCATGTCGTCCTCCAGCATCCATGACCACGGATAGTTGTCCCGTCCGTGTTCTCCGGTCTGGCTGGCAGTGGCGATCACCTTCCCGGTCTCCCGGTCCACCAGTTCGTAGCTCCGGTCCCCGACCTTCTTGCGCTTGAGTTTCATGTCTGCTCCTTTCATAGTGTTTGATTGCTGATAAATAAAGACTACCCAGCAACCGACACCTTGTCAAGCAGGCCAGATGACGATGGTTGCTATGTGCAGGCCCTCGTCCACCTTGACTTCGATGTCATCGAACAGTGTGTCCTCAAGGGAGACCATGATCTCGTAGTTGGGACAGGACTGTAGACGCCGGATCAACTCTCCTACTTTCACCCTACTTCTCCCTCTCCATCCCGGAGGTCGGCGTGCGCGTTCAAATAATCCCACGCCTCAACCCCGCCTTCCTTGCCGATGTCTCCGCGCTCGCGGGTATCCTTAGCCAGCCTCCGCAGAAGTTCCGCCTCAATAACCGGAACAGCAGCCTCAACCGCCGCTTCTAGGTTGTACTCTAAGATGGTCCCGTTTACTGTTGCCTGCTCCCGCCAGCCCTTGACTGCTGCTTGTAGTGCCTTTGATGAAATTGACTTTTTCATTTTTCTTTCTCCTTCTTGATTAGTTTTTGTCCCCGCCCCACACCAAGGCCCACGCCTAGGTTCTCGAAGTGCTCCTCGCACATATCGGCCCACGGCCCGAAGACAGTCTTGCCGTCATACACCGCTTCCCGATCCCGCCCTACCTGCTTGCAGAAATCGCAGAGCGGTATCTCATCAACATGCACTTCAGTCATTCCGACTTCACCACCGTCCAGTTATCAATCTCCTGCCCGTGTTCCCGGACGAGACTGTCCACGTACTTCTTGACGTGCTCTCGAACGTCCTCCCGGTGCACCCCGTAGTCCCTAGCCCAGCCGTGTACGTCAACCTCCAAGGTGAACGACACCCGGACCTTGATCTTCTCCGGTGTGGGCCGGTTACGTGCTTCCTGCCTGCTCATTGCCATGTTCTTCTCCTTTCATAGTGTTTAGTTCTTCCCTAACAAGAAAAGACACTACCAGAGGCAGTGTCTCCTTGTCAATGCTTGTGTTCCCTATCCCGAAAAGTGGAAGGCTTGGCAAACCTTCGCAATCGTGTCCGGGAAAACGCTCTTTTGGTTAGCTTCGAATTCTTCTCAGTGAGGAGTGCGACCATCCCCCAATAGCCGTCCATTTGGGCGTAGGCTATCCCAGCACGAATCTGGCGGGCGTATTTCTCCTTCATTCCCCTACCCCTAATGCAACAGCCAGCACAGCTTCGGCCAAATGGTTCGCCCGTGCACGGGGGTCTTTCTCCACATAGGCTCCGCAAGCACACTTCCTGCTGGGTGGGTGGTACCAGTGTTCCAGTATCTCATTTGCCACCCGTTCTACGATGGCCGGATAGGGACTAGGATCACTCATGTTAATGTGATCTCCCATTCCCTATCATCCTTTGGGTCATGAATGATGATTCTTCGACCCTTAGATGTGTCCTTGAGTAAGTGATGCATGATGACCACGCTCTGTCTCACTGCTTCCGTGACAGTAACACCACGGATACTGGCAATGACCTTCAGCGCATCAGCCGTTTCCTGATTGATGTTCACGGAGAGCCTGACGATTTCCGCATCCTTGTCCGCACTCACCATTTGGGGACCTCGCGCATCGGAATATCCGGGAACGCCTTGTGAATGCACATCTGAATACTCATCTTGGTTCCGTCTTCTGCTGTGAAGATACTCATGCTGTAGATGGTACGTCCATCTACTTGCACATCACCGTCACGACTGACCCTGATGTCTGAGGATACACCGGGAACATTCCGGAATTCATAGTTGCGGTCTACCATTCCTTGACCTCCAGCCGGAACCGACCGTCCGAAAGCTCCTCGACAACCTTGAAATGAAGGAAGTCGGTCTCGGTCAACCATGTCCCGCGCTCCCCCACGACAAGGCGCGTATCGGTAATGGCCCATGTTCCGTCCTCAAGCTTCTCGGCGTCATCCCCCTCGTCCCAGAGTCCCAGACGCTCGTACTTGACTTCTTTCTCTTCCATTTCCTTCTCCTTTCATAGTGTTTGTATTCTGACAGGAACAAGGCTAATCCCGGAATGATCTCCTGTCAATAGAGAACGCCACGCTCCACTGCATTTCTGCGTCCGTCAACACAGGTTTATTATCCTTCGTCGGGCAGCGTCCGTTGTCTCCGTGCATGCCGAAATGCACCCCTCCGGTGTCGTGACAGAGGCAGGGGCACTCTATAGGACACTTGATTCTATTCGCCACGTACGGCCTCCAGAACCCTCAGAGCAGGGATGTCATCACCATACTCCGCAGCGGGCAGCACGACCCTCTCCACGGCCTCCAGACGCCCTCGCAGACGGCGGATCTCCGCAGCCAGCATAATCGCGTCCATGCTCTCCGAACACTCGGCCAACACGATCACGCGCTCCAGTTCATTTTCAAACTCAGGCATATTCTTCCTCCCTTACTACTTCCGAATAATTTTAAAGATGTCCGTAAGGATTCCGCGCTCCGCCCAGCCAAAGGCGAAGATCCCCAACTGGAACGCCACCGACAGACCCAGCAGCCACCAGTTCCATGTGACCAAAAACAGGACAGCCGCGAGTACGAAACACGCGGCACATCCCAGCATCCACCAGTTGATCGGACGCCTCATTAATCTTCCTTCCAGATCGTTCTCCATTGGCCCGTGGATAATTCTGCCTTCTTGATGCACTCCACCGCGTATAGACCGGCAGGAGGCTTCCGCAGCACGCTCAGCGTCTTGTAATTGAGAGGAAGCGACTGGTACATGATGCCGTCCACGAAGGTAGTAATCCGCCAGATGACGGACTCATCGCCAAGGTCAGGGTAGAGCAGGACAGCATTCAGCGCCTCGTGCGGCTCGTCCGCGCTCACCAGTACGTCGGTGTAGAAGGCAATGTCTCCCTCCCCGAAGAGGATACCATCCAGCTTGACCAGCGTCATGTTGTCCTTTACATCCACGACGGTTCCCGTCTTGCCTTCCAGTTCACCCTCGTTGACGCGCACCTTGTCACCATGCTTGAATTCAGTCATTGTCTTCTCCTTAGATAGTCTATGTTTATTTGCTGACAAGAAAAGACTACCTGAAGGCAGAGTCAGTGTCAACTAAAGGTCTCGGTGTTCCTTGTAGACCATCGATTGTTCCCACCGCTCCCGAAACCTTGCCTGCTCGGGCGTCTCCGGGATGTATGCCTGCTCCACTTCAAGTTCCATCCGGCACCCGTAGCAGCCACAGCATGCTCCACACCCATACGGGTCCGACCATGAAGGGCTGCATCCATTTCCGTACGCACAGACCTCTTTACAGGGTACCTGAGGAGGAAAGTCTTCTTCTTTCAATAATATCCCTAGTCTATCTTCACGTCGTTTCTACGGCTGCGGTCAGAATAACCCTAGCATACTCTATCGTTCTTTTCCGCTCAGCACCAGTACTGAACCTCTCCCATGAGCCTTCCCCGTAGATGAAATCATACCCTGTCTGCGCTGCCTTTTCTATGCTTGTTTCATCCAAGCGGATCAGATGAAGACCATGCTCCAGTCCATGCTCGCTTTCAAGGCGCTCAGCACGGGTACGGAGCCAGTTGCTGGTCAGTACCGGATCTAGCTCTCCGTCTCCGATTTCATCCAGCCTCTTAGCTGCCGCAAGTAGCGCCTGAGAGTGAATATGCCTCACTACCTCTTCAGGAATATTCATTCCTCACCTTCTTCCTGTACAGCAAATGTCAGAACAGCGCGGGCCGCGTGCTCGAACCACGGAACTTCAATCTCATGCTCACCACAGAGACAGCACCAGTGTACTGTATTCTCATGGTCGTAGCAGATCAATCCGTCCTCTCGATGGTCGTACAAGACATGCCCTGCCCGTTCCACGGTAGCATCACTGAGCATCACTGCATCAGCAGCAGCGAGAGCGGCATTGGCTAGGTCAACTGGTGCTTCCGGAAGCTCTTGCCCATAGCTGGCTTCGATTATTGCGTCCGCTGCGGCCTCTTCACGACTGGTCATGATTTCCTCCTTGATCGTTCCGCTCAAAGTCGGTTGGTGTGATGTTGGACTGGGAGAATTGGACATCCACGTCGGCTTCATACACAACCTTGCCCAATTCATGCAAGGTATCTGAGCCGTCCAGCCGTATCAGGAGCGTCCCCTTGATGGGAATCCTGATGGTCAGTGGCGTATAGGGTGTCATTCTGCGGCCTCCCAATCGGTTACTTGTCGTGAAATGAGTCGGGCCGGAATGCCTGCCCTCTGCATGTTGTCCACTTCCTCCCGTGCTTCTCCCTCAGTCAACGGCGTGCGGAACAACGGATGGGTAATCATTGACCTGTCATATTCCCCATCCAGAAAGGTCTTCCACTCGACCCCAAATTCAGTGCTGGTGGGCAGATCGTCTGCTTCGCGAGCGGTCATGGTTTGATTTTCTCTTCCCAATAGACTATTACATTCTCGTCATCAGATTCAACCAAGATAACGTCGTCCCAGTCGTTTCTTAGGCCCTTCTCGGCTCGGTCACGGGCAGCAAATGCCATTGCATCCTTGACATCTGTCCAGCATGCGGGAGAAGGGATCGCATACTCGTGGCGCACGGTGGTTTTCGTGCGTATGTTGACGGCGCTCATTCTCATGTCCTCCTTCTAAATATGTCCTGCCACCATTTGGTCGGCGGGCCGTAGTCCTCCAGCCCTCCCCAGCCGTGGTTCAGGCGAAACACTGTGGCGTGCACCGGGCAGAACCAGAGATTTCCACCCTGCTCCCAGCGCACGCGCCGGATGTAGGCATTTGCGTACCAACCCCATCCGGCGTCGTGGGCCATGGTTTCGTGGTCTCGTCCTGCGAAGTGATCCGTTTCCCCGCACACGTCGCCGTGTTCGTCCGTCCAGTCACACGTGTAGGTGACATCTGTAATTCCCGCGCTCATTTTCCCTCTTCCTTGGTACAGGGCAGGATCAGTTTCTCGATCTCGTGACATAAACATGACCAACACTTGGAACACTCGGCTACCTGAACGTGATCGATAATCACGATGGAATGTGAAGTGTGGATCATCGCGGTCATGATCGGGACTCCTGTTTGCCGCAAAATATGCATTGTCCGATCCGATCCGCCATCCTGAGTTCGAGGGCTTCGTGGTCGGCTGGCTTATGTCCTATTGTGGTGTGCTCGCACGGAAGGTACTGGAACTGTGTTATCTGGGTGCGGCGGTACTCGTCGCGGAACTCGGGGAGGATGAACTTGGGCAGTTCGTGGTCCTTCCAGTCCGCCCAGCGGTGCTTGGGCCATTCCGCCTCAAGCTCCACATATTCGTAACCACTAACAATTCCACAGAAGGTGTCGTTCCGCTTGATCTCGGCTTTAGTCTGGTCGCAGTGAAGGCACCGCAATGCTTCGCTCATTTCCCCTTCAAGGCTTCGTTGATCGCGTTCCTGATGTGGCGGGCGTTCTCCACCATGTCCGCACCGTTCGTCAATAGCTCCATGGCAATGTCTTCGTCCGGGATGGTTTTCGAGTAGGCCATATCATGCTCACCACGAGCGTCCCAGTCCTTCGCCAGACTCAGCACCGCGTTGACAGCGTTGAGCAGAGCACGGATGTCCGTGGGGGCTTCGGCAATGAACTTCGCGTCAGGCCGGTGGATTCCCAGCGCAACTCCCTGTACAGTGGTGTCAGGCTCAAACGGGTCTGGTGCCGTAACATGTGCAAGCTCGTAGGTCCCGTCAGCGTCCATGTCTATGATGTTGACAACATTCCATGGTCCCGGTGTTGCGTCATCCAGCCTTGCTTCGATCTCAGTCAAACGGTCACTCATTCGTCCTCCTTCCCCTCGTAAAGAACAGTCACAGGACCTAGATAGAAAAGCTGATACCCGTGTCGTTCTTGATTGTATGCCGGTGAGGCCCATGCTTTTTTGGCTTTCTCTCCAACCCCATCTTCAAGATGAATTACATCATCGAACAATTGCCATGCGTTCGCATCGCCTACCATATCATCATGGACATGGACAACGGAGCCAACAGCAAGTGCATCAAGTTCTTCCACAGAATTGATTTTCCGATGCATACGCCATCCAGCCCTCAGGATCGCGTTGGCAACGGGTACGTACCGGATCAGGTTCAGCGGTGCCTCATCATCCAGCCACTCATCTAACAGGTGTGCCAGTTCGTCGCGTTCAGTGTTTGACAAATTTATTTCCTTCTTCAATCTTTGAACCGCTCAAATTCGGACTTCGTTTCTCGTCACGATTTCCGCTTGCTGCATCTTCGCTCACCCTTTCATACTCCGGCAGATAATCCGGAAGATATATGGGTGAGGAAGATGTCGGGATAATTGTCACGGGCCTTACTGCTTCCCGCCCTGAATGTGTATATATTTTTTCATTTACTGTTTCTTTCTTTTTCGTTGATGAATTCTTTGACCCATTCGGGCAGTTCGTTGGCCCCGAATCGGCGCTGGTGTGTCGCAGTTCCGACATTTCCCTCTTGGTCCAGCCGGGTCCCTCGAACGAAGACCTCCCGGATGTCGCCATTGAGGTAGTCAAGGGTCAGCAGTTCTACCCTGAAGTGGGACGCCACCCTTCTGCGCCCCTCCACCTTGACCACAGGCCCGTCCTCGATCCTGTATGCTTCGGTCTGGACGGTGTACTTGTGCGTGGTTTTCATGTCATTCACTTTCTATTAATCTTGGCTGTTTCCCGGCATCCAGTCTATCAGAACCAGCCGGGTCCCATTGACCAAGCGGTCCTAGACTTACCGGATAACAGCGTCCTTCGAGACGGTACTGAAGCCCCATGGAAAGAGCCATATGCCCTGTTCGTGACGTGTCCTTATGACCTCCACGACCTTGCGTCCATTCCCCTCGTACTTCACGCTATCTATCCACTCATCGAACGCGTGCGGAACTCCAACCTCATCCTTGTAGACGAATTCCAGATCGCCCGACTCTGCTTTGATCTGGGTATTCTCCGCCAGTACATAGGTCTTCCGAGAGTCTTCTACCTTTTCCCCGTAGGGTGCAAATCCAGAGTTACCGGCCAGCAATATGACACACGCCACAAGCGACACGATAAATCCGATGAACAGTCCCGTGAACGCTTCCTTCGCAATTTCTGAGGCAGGCTCCCTATTCTGTACCGAATCCGTAACCAGCCAGCCCGCCAGAAGCAGGGTCAGTGATCCCGCAATAATCAAGAACATTAATCCTCAATACCTTTCGAGACAACCCTCAGGTCCGTGAAGGACCTCTTTATCTGCTGCTCACTGAATCCGATACCCGATTCGTTGCGCCACATATCCTCTTGACACTTCACAAAAAGATTTTTCCCGCAACGAGATTTGTATGCGACGGATTGTCCTCCAATACTGTTCCAGACGCCTTCGATCATCGCACCGAATCCGGCAGGGAAGACAAACGGTTCAGGTTTGCGCCGGTAGATTATCCGCTCCCATCCCTCTTCCGTTGCGTATTTTTCGTGGACATCTACTACCCAGTCTCTGTCGGTCTGCCACCACTTATGGTCCTCCTTGAATTCCATCACGGTTCCGACATAGATGAAGATTCGGGTGTGATCAAAGCGTTCCATCTTCACTTTGTCTCCGGGTCTGATATCTGAGAAAGCGATCTCTTCCCAGTTATCGTCGTTCAGTGCCTCTTCGAATTCTTCCTTTGTCATCACCATGTCAGCCCTGCCCTTCAAGTTCCACCAGACGTTCCCGGCCATTCTCCAGTTGGCGCTCATACGTCAGACGCATGTTGACAGGAACGGTGCCGTCTTCAGTGAGCATCCATTCCATCTCTGAGATCCATTCGGAGAGCTTTTCAATCTCTCGTGTGCGTTCTTCCTTGGTCATTAAATATCCTCATCCATTTCTTTGAGCTTTTCCTTGAGCATTGCCAGCCTCTTCTCTGCACCGGGAAGGAGCTTCTGTACGAGCGAGCGGGCTGTTGCATTGTCTAGGTCATCGATCTGACGCCTCAGGGAGTCCACGTAGTCTTCCTGTGTGAAGACTTGAATCATCATGTGACGGAGCTTTTCATGCTCCGGAACCGGTGACGGACCTTGTTTCCGCACTGCCACAATTCGTGTCTGTTCCGGGTTGTATGTCATCTTACGTCCTTTGCTTGTTGATTGATCAGATCCATGTAGTCGTCCGGATTCGGCCAGTGGAACTTTTCCGGATCGAATTCCTCAACGTAGGCTGAATCAGTCTGATATTCCTCGTTGTAGGTATCTACGATGGCCTGCGCCTGCTCTTTGGTGGGACGGGACATGAGCACAGAATCTCCCCCGTCGTAGTGTCTAACCTTTGCCAACCACAAATTATCCCCCATCTTTAGATTTATTTACCTAAGGGTATCCGATTTCCCCCATGGTGTCAAGCGCCACAGAAAAAACCCCAACCATCCAACGGCAGGAACCAGCGCAAAAGGAAGGGGAGCGTAGAGCAAAATCAAGAATGTCCCCCAGACAGGGGAGGTTTTGAGAGTCTTGACTACCAACGACATTAAAAGATGTCGCCAGTATCCCGCTCCCAGTTTAGCGTGTCGCAACTAAAATTAACTCCTTGTTCATGAAAAAAGGCAGACCGAAGTCTGCCCTTTTCTAAGTACTAATTAGTCATCGTTGAAAGATTCTTTCAGGATGTTAGGATTCTCCTGAAGCTCAGCGAGCGTGAACTCCCGGACTTTCTTTATTGCGGAGTACTTGTCGTCTCCAACGCTCTTCGCCTCTGACCATCGTCCTTCCTTAGGTTTAGAGGTCTGGAATCCCTCATAGACCTCCAGTACCTTCCGATCAAGGTCCACCACGTAGGCCCATTCACAGAAAAGGGAGTCATAGCCGAAGTCGAAGGCATCCACGTAGAATCCTGCCTTTAGGGCCTCTGCCGGTTTTCCTTGAGTGTCGCGCAGAAGAACATACCAGTCATCCGAACTTCCGGTTGAAACTCGTGTGTTCAGGTATCCGATCAAGGCAAGCTTCTGGTCAACAGTGGGGGTCTCGTCCTCATCAACAGCCTGAAGACGGCTGAACTTCTCGATGTCTTCCGAGAAGTCCCCGTCCTTGTGCTCGATCATCCAGTCAGCCATGTCGGTGCCTAGTCCGCTGGGGTATGAGTCCGAGTGGTTGTACATCGCCTTGACCTCTCCATCGTGTGCAAAGGCCATCAATCCGCGTGTTCCCAAAATTTCTCCTTTGTTGTAGTGGTTCGTACTTATACAATACAGGAGAAACGATCAAAGTGCAACTTATTTGGTGCGGTCCCTGTGTTTTCCGTCCGCTACTTCCATCTCCACAATATGCTTAATGAGCGCCTTGGAAACGTGGTCAAGTTCAGCGAACGGGCGTGCCCCGTAGGTGTTGGCAAGCTCTTCTCGTCGCTTTTGGACAAGAAGATTCTCCGGCCTCAGGACGGTGAGCGCTCCGTTGGGTGCTGTCTGGACGGTAAGTCCCGCCTTGTTGGCGAGTTCTTGTATGAATTCAAATACGTTGATTTTGGACATCAGGGCACCGCGTGCCGGTGTGGTGAGGTAGGTTCCTTGAGCAAGCCGGTCGTCGGACTCCAGCTTGATAATTCCTTGGTGGGCTTCGAAGGTTCGCGGGAACTGGTCTTTAGCCAATGGAAATCCTTTCGTTGGTATTCCCATTGTATCAGAAAAGCCCTATTCGTAGGTGTCTGGGCTGACATCTACGAGTTTCAAGATGGCAGAGAAGATAGCCTGTAATTCCTCTTCCGTGGCATCCTCCAGTTCCTCGTCCATTAGAGGATCTTCACGATCTCGCTGGTCTGGTGGTTGATCAGCCACGACCGTCCCCACACTTCATCATCGGGTGCATCCTGTGCTCCGCACTTGCACTCATACACCACGCGGTGGTCGTCATCACCGAATACTATCTTAGTGTATGCCTCATGATCCTCAAGGACCTTTCGGATTTTCTCCGTCAATTACCTTCCCCATCTATAATAGTAGTCCTCGTCAGGATAATCTTCTTCGATGTCGAAGAAACCACATTCCTGCATGTCGGCAATAACGAAATCGGCTGAATCTTCGTCCATTTCGGACATCAGGTGTTCCCGCGTCTCCTGCTTAAGAATTTCGTCAATTTCTGCCATTTATTTACTATCCCTTGCTGTAAGGTTGTCCAATCCAAACTCAGTATCGAGGCCACGAAAGGGCTGCTCATCACCGGAGTCCTCAGGCTCCTGTTCTTGGCGCTGCTTGAAGTATTCGAGTACTCGGCTTCGGCGCTTCCTTACCGGCTCGTCTTCCATCAGCCGTCAATCTGGAGTGGCTGGATTTCCAGTTCCGGATGCATCTTCAGGATAGCCTCCAGCGCTGCGGTACGGGAAGAGTACACTCCGACACGATCTGTCTTGTAGAAAGTCTCCTGATCCCGCTGATCGTATCCTGTGACCGTCTTCTTAACGATCTCCACAAGCCCGGTTGGCTTCTGTGGTTCGAAGTGAATGTGACGGTCTGTACTCGTGCTCATGGTTTTTCTCCTAGGTTCTTGGGCGGATAGGTTCCGATGTATTTGCTGGACTCATACTCTGCTGCTACTCTGTCCTTCTCATCCTCCCATTCACCAAGAACCCATTCGGCGGTCTCGATAATCTCGTCATCGGTCAGCGGAGGATACATGATTCCGAACTTCACTTCTTGGCTAAATGGCCCGAACAGCTTTTTCCGCAAGGTAATACGAAAGGCTCCGGGAGTATACGCGTAGCTGATCTTCCAGAAAAACCCTTCAGGTACCTCAGGAAGTCCCGTTGAGGGATCAATTAGCACGTTGTTCGTTCCTTCTCCATTGGCGTTCTTCTTTGCGCTTGAGCATCTTCTTTACTGCCCGACGCTGAGTTTTGGTGTTATGGCAGGAGCATCCGTCATATCTCAGACATGCCCATGGGTTCTTTCCGTTCTTAAGCATAGCTCCTCCTATTCATTCAGTGTATCTAAGATCACAAATTTTGTCAAGCTATTTGTTATATTTCTCCGCTTCCTTGAAGATCTTTACGTGAGCCGCAAAGTTAATCTCCAGACCCTCAGAGGAGTAGGACTCGCTCTTGTGTCCGCATGTGCACTTCCATTCAAGAGATTCGACACCGAATTCGACCTTCCGCCTCACGGAGACCAGACTATGAGCATTCCCAAGCTGTCCGTTTTTGGCGGTGATTCCTTGGGCGAGATTGAACTCTTCCGTCCATTGATCGTGTTCGGATTTCTCGATTCGGGATGTGACCTGACGGGCCTTCTCCCATGCATCAACAGCCTTGGGCTTGATGCGGGGATAGGCCAGCCAGAGAATCACGACGAACTGGAGGATGATTATCAGGACAAGGAGTTGCACTAGGTTGGTTCCTTCCAAAGATCAAGGGATTCGTTGACATTTTTACAATAGCAGTTTCTTCGATACTCATCAAACTCTGCCAACAGCTTCTCGTATTTCTCCTTGTATGGGTTGTCCGTGGCCGTATACACCGCTGAGTGCTCCTTGAAGCCCTTCAGGGCACCTTTTTCGCTTCCCAGACTGTATCTCGCGGTCCTTGTGCTCTCATCAAGGAATGCGTCCACGGCGACTCCCCATGCTCCGCAGTAACACTTCCATCTCCAGCCAGCAGGAATATCCCCTACGGAGGTAGAAAAGATCCATGTCCGCAGGAGTCGGTGAGAAGGCCTTGGGTCCTCCAAGATCTTTTGCAGTGATTCAGGGGAGCCTTGGATGGCCTTGGTGATTTTGGATCTCTCCCGCACAGTGATGGCAGTTGATCCAAGGACAACCAGTGTCAGGATGATGAGCAGGATTTCCATCAGGTATCACTCTCCAAGACTGCTATGGCAGCTTTGAGCGCGTTGCCCTTTGCCAGTTGTTCCTTCATCTGCCGTCGCCACCGAAGGTCGGCACTGAGAAGAATTCCGGACTGGTGGGGGAAGAGTTCCTTCTTCAGCTTTGATTTGCCAAGACAAACCTGAAGGTACTGGACGCTCTTGACAACCTCTGCCAGTTCATCATGCAGGACGTTGATGGCGTAGGTGTGCCGGTGTGTCATCCTAGTTTCCCTTCAGTATCGACTTGATGCCTGTGACGCAGGCCTTGAAACCGTCTCTAAACCCGTCAAAGTATACCTCACTCTTGGGTTTGTCGGAAGCGGCCTCACTGCGCTCTACCAGTTCCTCAAGCTTCTGTATCTTCTCCAGAAGGTCCGTGTACCGGGGCCACACAATGTACTCAGCGATCTGGTCCATCAGGGCCGGGACATCCTCCACAGGCACGGTGATGTAGGACTCGGAGTCGAAGGCCCCGTCCGCAACCCGGTGCTCAATGCCGATCCGGACGTTGCCGGTGTCCCATTCGGAGGGCTGCTGAATGAAGTAGTGCCCCTTGCCTAGGACGAAGTTGACCCGGTGGACCTCTTCCTCGTGCTGCTTGTTCATGTCTGCTCCTTTACTAGTGGTTTTTTCTTTATACACTAAGACTAAAGGAGCCTGACCAATAAGTCAAGCTCCTTTTTAGCTAGTCTAGAAGATCATGAATGTAGACGTAGAAGTTGGTTGCCCCATGCTCCATGCGTAGCTGGTTCCAATAGTTACATCTTCTCTGTGCGTTCCGCTTGAAAAAGAACCTTTCCCTTGGAAACAGCCCGTCAGGGAATAGCTTTCCGGTCGCATAGATACGTGCCCGTAACTCCCACCTACGCCTTAACATCCTCGTCTTCCTTAGTGTAGGAAACCATCAGGTTCGGAGGAGTCGGAGGATGGGGCTGTTCCCTTCGCCGTCTCCAGATTTCTTCTTCAGTCGTCTTGCTCATCGTTTTCCTCTTCCTCTTCCTCAATCTTTACGATTTTCTTTTTCGGTGCCACGTAGGGCAAAAATACTGTGTCCCTGCTCTCCAGCGAGCGCTCTCCCTTGTGTCCGCAGTCACAGGCACAGTCACGGGTCTGGAAGTGCATGATGCATTTGTCATGGGCTTCCTGATTCCACTGGGTTACTGGTAGCTGTAGGCACCATCCGCTGCGGTCAAGTTCCTTGGACGCCATCGTGAATCCTTTCCACATAGAGAGACTGGTCATAGGTGCAGGAGTCACATGCCTTTAACCCTTCCACATCTTCACGGACAGATGTCACGTGAGGGCACTCGCCCGGAACAAGCTCTTCAGCTTCCGCCTCTTTGCGCCATTGACGCTCTTCGCGGGCCTTGATCATGGACTTAGTGTAGTTTTCCGGACTGTCCCAGCACTCGCGTCCACGGTCCCCATACATCTTTGCCATGTCAATTCCTTTCAGTTCGTCAGTTTACTCTCATACAGTATCACGTATCTTCGGAGAGTTCAACTGTGAGGGCCATGAGAATTTCGTCCGGACCCCAACCGAGTTCGTAGCCGTCATCGATGATCTTTCCCAGCTTTTCCTTGACTGCCTGCTCTACAACCGGAATCACGGTGGTGATGACCGGCAGAACTTTGGCCTTGATCGATAGCTGGAGCATGGTGTCCTGCTCCTCGAAGGGGGCTGCGTTACCTCCGCTCACTTCTTCCCACACCTTCACGGATGCCTCGTGGGTGATGGTCGTTAGGTCTAGTTCCATTACTTCTCCTTAAGCCTATATAAATTGATGATTAGTAGGATGAATTCTTGATACTGCGCTTTTGGTATTTTCCGGGCTTGATCTTGGTCAGATGGAAGCCCAAGCAGTAGGGGCACACAGTATCGTACGGATATACCCGTGGGCCTCGTCCACGAACAGACGGAGAGTTCAGCAGCCGTGAGTGCCGTTGTGCTTCAGCCTGAGTGGCAAAATATCCCTTGGCTGTGGGGCACTTGCTTCGATCCAGCTTCTCAAGCTGGAGGGCGGGCTTCTGGGGCGAGACCTTCTTCTTGGAGACGCACTTGGTCTCCGGTGCCGAGACGGGGGGCCTCTCAGGGCCGTGGACAATCTGTGGCATCCTCAGGATCAGGTGGTTAAGCTTGATGCATTTGGGTTCCCCACAGGTAGTGGTGAGGCCATTTGCCATGGACGGAACCTTGCGGCCCTCCATCCACCAGATGATGTGGCGGGCAAGAATTGTCTCGGTTCCCTTGGCCGTGCGGATGTGTCGGCGCTTCTGGCCTTCCCATACATAGAAGGCATGCTCCCCTTCCACCACAACCCCACGGATAAGCTCAAGAAGCAGGGCGTCAGTGTTGGTCGGCTTGGGGGAGGGGAACGGCCACTCATGTTCAATGTTGAAGCCGGTGTGCTGCGCTGGTGCAGGCGTGGGTGCGGGTTCTGAGGTCCTTCCGAAAATCCGCTTGAAGAAGGAAACAAGTAGTGAGACCAAGATCTGAGTACCTTTCAAGTAGTTGTTGACTGTGTACTCATAAAATTTACAGTGGCAATACTTGATTGTCAAGATAAAAATTGATGAAGTCTTGAGCAGTTCTTGATCTTTGTGTAACTCAGTTCTCGGTCGGGTCAGTCTTTGGAGTCGGAGGTTCGGCCAAAGAGTCCGATGAGGATCAAAAAGATGCTGAAACCTGCTACTCCGAACATCAGAACACCCATGAGGAAACTGGTGGACCAAATGATCACTGCCCCGCAGATAAGCACGATGGAGACAATGAAGAGGTAGACAAGGGCCGCTCTGGTAGCTTGCCTGTCTTTTGCTCTGGCTTCGCTATCGATGAGTTCGTTGGACATTATTTTACTTCCTGTAGAATTTTCACGAGAGTCTGAGAATGTACAAGACTTCCCTCGTCATACCAGTCGAACATGAAATCCCTATTGAACTTCGGGTGGCATTCCGAGCAGGAGGTATTGTGTTTGGCCGTCCATGTCAGGCGTTGCCGGAAAATCTCATGCCCTCCGGGGCATATGCCTTTGTAGCGTCCCTTGGGCTGTTCCGCCTCTTTACGGACGCATCGCCGTCCTGAGCAACCGATTCTTTTGGCCGTGGCTTTCCATGATTTTCCGTGAATGACACGACGACGGTGACCTTTCCTTGCTCCCGACTGAATGACAATATACTCATCCTTTGTCAAGGCATGGGCGATTTCGTGACGAATGGTGTCAATTATATCATAATCGCTGAAAATATCAAAAAAGTCGCTGGAGAGTTCGATCCTTCCAAAGCTGAGTCGTGGGTTCTGGTTCCAGTAGCCGGTCCAGCAGAGGCCAGCCACGGATTTGGACTGAATGAACTTTACGGACCAGCGGACGAGTCCGTGCTTGTCCATTTCGGATCGGGCAAGGTCTAGGATTTCTTTTCTGTTCATGTCTTTTACTTTAGCCTATAGTTGTTTTCTCGTCAAGATGAGAGAGGACCCCGCCCCGAGAAATTCGAGGCGAGGTCCAAGTGGATCTATCTAGCGGGAGGCATACTTCGAGAACAGCCAGTAGACAATCCACAGACCAGCCCCAATGGTGAAAACCCAACCAAGGATAACTAGGAGGATGTGGACCGGCCAGACGGTGAGAAGAAGGATACCTAGAACAAGGACAAGGATAGCTCCGAAAAGATTGTCCATACTTCTGATTCTCCAATCATAGGGAGATTCCATTATACCATGATGCATGATAGACTAAAGAAGTTAGGAGGGCAGAACCTTAGGCGGATAGTCCCCGACGAACCTGTTCATTGCTTCATCGCTGGCACGTTTTTCCTTCAGTTTAGAGGCCAGTGTGCGTGCCTTGTAGAGTATATCTGCTTTCAGTTCCTCCTCGTTGAGGTAGCGCTGAAACTCGTTGATAGGGCGGATTGTCTCAGCGCCGACACAAACAGTTCTCTTCTTAGTTACCTTCTTTGTCCAGAAGACCCAGTGAGGTACAGTCCTCTCGACTTCATACTCCTTATAGATTCCCAGAGCTAGTTGAGTACCGTATTCCCAGTCAATCTTCCAGAAATGCCCTTCCGGAAGCTTGGGCAGACCTGTCTCAATTGTTTCCTGCATAAACCTTTACCTTTCCATTTTTCCTGTGAAACATGACATCCCGAAAGTCCACGTCTTCATCTTCCCAGACGCGCACGAAGTACACGGTAACCGGCCCGAGATCATCCGGATTCCCGACGATGGAGAATTTCTGTTCATCCGTTGCTGCTTCGTTCAGAGCCTTAAGTGCTTCGCTCTGCGTAATGAGGGTCAAAGTTCTCCTTCTATGTAGTTTTTCCTTTTGTTTAGAGCTTACATCTGTGTGGTTTTCCACGTCAAGTTCGCCTTTAGTGGTTTACCCATAGTCTTTGATGCCAATGGTATAATTGAGTATGACCAATACTAATGACTTTGCCGGTGCCGTACTTGTTTTGACTGACTCTTCACGCGCTGCTGAGATTGCTGAACGTGTTTCCTCCGGATATTTTCCTGATTCAGAGTACCATTACTCGGTAACTGAGTCAATCCCCGAGCATCTTCCTGTTGATCTGCGCGACCAAATCTCTGCACAACAGCGTGATCTCGGAGAGGCGTCCGTTATTTTGACAGTTTATCCTTGGGCGGCTACCCAGAGTACCCTACCCGAGAGGCCTACGAATGGCAAAATCCCTCGCTGAGCAGGTAGCAGCACTTCCGCTTGAGCAACAGGCAGAGATCTTTGAAGGTTACTCCGAACAGGACATGGAGAACCTGAATTATGATTGGGGATTCTGGGGAAGACCCGAGCAGTCCCCTCCTGAAGGTGACTGGCATATCTTCCTTGCACTCGCGGGACGTGGTTGGGGTAAGTCCCGAGCCGGTGCCGAATGGGTCAAAAAGAAGGTAGAAGAGAATCCCGGATGTAAGATCCTCCTACTGGGAAGGACATCTTCCGATGTTCGAGACGTTATGGTTTCGGCCATTCTTGAAGCCTACCCTCCCGAGACACGTCCCGAATACATCCCCTCCAAGCGCCGTCTGGAGTTCCATAACGGCTCCTACGCCCTCTGTACCTCCAGTGAGTCGCCTGACCAGCTTCGTGGTCCGCAAGCGCATTTTGCATGGGCTGACGAGCTTGCAGCGCTCAAGGCCATTCAGGACAGTTCCGGTGCCACAGCGTGGTCAAACCTTCTGGCTGCAACCCGTCTGGGAGATAACCCTCAAATCTTTGGTACCACTACACCTAAGCGAACTCCGCTGATGAAGCAGCTTGTGGAGGACTCCAAAGATCCCGAGAAGCGTATCCAGATCATTCGAGGATCGACCTTTGACAACGCTACCCTGTCCCAGAACTATTTGCAATCCATTGTGGGACAGTACGGAAACAGTGACCTTGCCAAGCAGGAGCTTTACGGTGAGATGTTGGGAGATGCCGAAGGTCTGGTATTCACTCAGGAGATGATCGATAATGCGACGGACAATTCGGGAAGGGTTCCAAGGTATCCTCTTCGCTTTATCACCGTTGACCCTTCTGTAGCCGAAAATCCAAATGACGAGTGCGGAATCATCGCAATGGGAGTTACCCAAGAAAGGGACCTAACGCAAAGAACTGCTCACATTCTTGAAGACTACTCGTTGAAGGCAAGTCCTGACATCTGGGCCAAAGTCGTAGTGCAGGCATGCAAGGAATGGAACACCAAGTACGTCGTGTTCGAAAAAAATCAGGGCGGAAATTTGGTCGCTATGGCAATCACGGCTCTAGATCCTACGATAAAGACTTTCCCTGTCGTAGCCACTAAAGGTAAGAGGACTCGTGCCGAACCAGTTGTTGTTGTTATGCAGCAGGGGCGAGTTAAATTCAACGGGGTAATGGCTGAACTTTTTGATCAGTGTGTTTTCTTTGATCCTGAGATGTCAAAATACAGCCCAGACCGATATGACGCGTTTAACTGGGCGGTTATCGCGGGAATGATCTCGCCCCCTCCCGGTTTGAGGGCAGGTTCATATTCTTCCACTTCAGCAGTACACAGGAGGTTGCCGTCTGGCCTAGGTCAAGGAAGAAGCCGAATCAACGGAAGCATCAGAACCAGCAGGCGCTAATCAACAGAAAAGCCCCCTCAAACGAGGGGGCTTTCTTTTACTTCTTCGGGGCCGATCCGCCAAGACGCGGAACGTCAATGGAGATGGGTGAATCAGATTGGATGTAGTCCAGACTGGTCTCGACCATTACGCCATCGGTGGTGAAGAAGAAGATTCCCGGATCGCCTTCCCCAAAGGTTCCATCGTCCTTGGAAGAATCGAGGACATATCCATCCCCGTTCCAGCCCTTGATAACCTCAGTCTCGGGACCAACCTGTGACCCGTTGGATGAGACCTTGCCCTGAGTCACATAGTATCCAACGATCTGACCGAAGTTCATAAGATAAAGATACCTGATGGCCGAAGGATCTTCTTCCTTGGACCGCTTCTTCTCAAGGTTCTGCTTTTCAAGCGAGTTGGTGATCTGTGACTTGCTTTGTTCCTGCTTGCGTTTTTCATACTCGCTAGGACCGCTACAGGCAGAAATTCCGCCAATAGTCAGAGCACCCAGTAGAGCGAGCGTTGAGAGTTTCTTGGTCATGCTGAAGTTTTTCATTTTGTCCTTTGTCTTAGTTGCATCCGTGTGATGTCATGGATTCGGGCAGATCTGCTGCCTTCCAGTCCATGGACGTTACCTTGCGTGCTTCCGCGTTGTACTGGTTGACGGAGCTAATGCACGCGCTTTGGACGCCCGCCAGTGTCTGCTTTGCTGTTTTGTCGTCCGGGTTTGCCTCCACGATACCTTTATGGAGAGCGACCTTTTCCTTGTTGGCTTCTACTCCGGCGAAAAGCTTCTCAAACTTTTCTTGCTTTTCGATCCGGTTCTCGGCGCTGTTGTTGATCTTCACAGCATCACCGGCACCCTTGACCCCGGATGTCGCTACTCCGATGCCCCAGATTACTGCCGACGTAACTCCGCCGATCACCAAAAGAGCGATCAACAGAATCCATCCGACTCCAAGACCTTTGGCCGTTTCCTTTACATATCCCAATTCTAATCCTTTTCTATTTGTTGGTACAGACGGTTCCACTGCCGAAGACGAATTCCATCTTGCCTCCGTACTTTACGCACTCGATTTCATGCTGCTGCTTTTGTCGGTCCCTGTCAATCTGTGTAATAGAGACTACCGAAAGCATTGCGAAGAAGGCTATAGCAGCAATTGTCATCCATAGCCCTGTGCTTCCCGACATTACTCTACCTCCGCAGCTTTAGTCAATACTCTATTCAGAGCTTCTTTGTCCTCCGAGAAGATGTTAATGACAGGGAACTTACGAAGTGTATCCTTCTTACTCTTCTCGGCGTAGGTGACAGGCTCATCTCCGATGAGTTCCTTTGCAACTTTTCGCCAGTTGGAAGAGTTTGCCACGAGAGCGACAGATGTGTTGTAGACTGTGGCGTTGGCAGAGGAAGAGTTGTTAGAGGTTGAAATGATGATTCCTTTTCTTTGATGGGTTTGTTGCTGAATTCTAGAAAGAAGGGACCGCCCGGAGCAACGGCTCAGAACGGGCGATCCCTCTCCGTGTCGGGTACCAAACCGACACTATGCCAATGAGGTTAGGAGGAAGATCCTCACTGGCTACCAACGTTATCAGTATATAACATCAATTTATTGATGTCAAGTCATTTTGTTCTTGCAGCTTTCGCAAGGACAGTTGATGTGCTGAACGGGACGAGGATGGTAGATGCGCTTGGCCCAAGGAAGATCTTCGATCTTGGTTCCGGCCTCAATGTGCCACAGGACTTCGTACTTATCGCCCTTGAGTTCATAGGCCCACATTTCGGGCGCAACTGCTCCCGGACGGCTGTTGATGTAGGTTCCCAGTGCAGACTTCAGGTGGTTGTTCTGCTTGTGTGTCTTGAACTGCGGACGGCGCATGCTGATGAAGGACATGTACTGCGGAGGCTTGGGAGGCTCCGGAGGTACAGGTGCATCACTCATAGCTTGTTGTCCTCCTGTTCCTCCACAATGGCAGGCCTGAACGCCCAGAAGCCGTCACCGGACTCAACGAAGAATCCAAGACAGGAGTCATCGTCATCGGATCTCACAGCGAACTCTTCAGGGAACTCCAGATAGACCCCAGCAGGCTGGTCGTGCCATACCTTATTCAGGGCATCGAGCCTTGAGGCGATACTTCTCAGTTGGTCATCGAAGAGCAGGACGGTCTCCTCAGATTTCATTTTGACTCTCTTTCTTCCAGAACTAAGGGGCGATAGTTTCCTACCGCCCCTTGGCTACTTGACAGGGTTCTTCCAGTTGACCCGGTAGGTCTTCTTCTTCTTGATGTAGAGGCCAGCGATCTCCGGGAAGTCGTGCTCCAGACCCTTGACATCGGTGCTGGTGGATGTGGTCTCGTCGCGGGAGACGACCTCCATGTTACGTCGGGTAAGAACGTCTACGCCCTTCTTGTCCATCTCCTTGAACACGTGGATCTTGTGGTCCTCCATCTCAGCGAGCAGGGGGGCCATGGCCTCCTTGAGTTCGTGGACTCGCTGAACCCGTTTGAAGGTGGCAGTAGAGATGGCCGCTGTCGGGCGCTTCTTCTCAAGCTCCGCTGCTTCCTTCTCTTCCTTCAGGCTCACGAAGCCAACAGGAGTCTTGACTTGAAGAAGTGTGTCTTCGCCTTGCTCAGGAGGGCTTGTGGTTGTCATTGTCTTTGTCCTTTCAAGATTGGTTGGTATTCCTTGATGTACTAAAGACTACAGGGGTTAGGGCCTTACGTCAATACTACACTTACAAAACTTTTTCGTACCAGAACCGGGACATCCGAGTCATCCATCCTGACGCCTAGACAGTCCTCATTCTCTGCCACTACAACACCCATCCTATTTGACTCAGGCTTCAAAGGGAAGGCCTTGTTGAGTCTGACGCGCACTCCTATCACAAGCCTCCACCAAGCCTCAAAATGTGTTCCACCAGTTCTTCCTCCGTCTCGAATACTTCAAGGTCCTCATCGACCTTCTCCCCGTCCAGAATCTTCTCCAATACAAGAGTGTCTGTATCGGCAAACCACTCGCCGTCTTCGAACCATGCTTCTGAAATGATCACTTCCGTTTGACCAACGGTAACCTTAATGGGGCTGATCTCTTCCTTTCCGCCATCATGCGATACCTCGCAACCAGCTTCCCACAAAAGTCCTTCGATCTTTTCACCGGACAGTTCAGACATTTACAGTACTCTCTTTCTTTAGTGCCTATAGAAATTAGGGGGATGCCCTGTCAAGCAGGGCACCGCCCTAGAAACTAGAAACCGCTGCTCAGTGCACCGATTCCATTACCGCCGTGGATTCTCCGGAACTCGGGAGTCACACAGATACCCTTGAACCTTTGAAGTCCACCTTCCTTTACCCTACCATTATAATGATTCTCAATATCCTGTTGGAAGAATCTCATGGTCAGCGGGTGCTTCTCACCGGCCATTACTACCCACGTCTGGTAGCGCTGATAAGCGTCCTTGATGGGAAGGAAGTACTCGGGCGGGCTATCGGGATTGACTTCCAGCAAACCTTCCTCGATGAATTCCTGCATCCACCTAAGGGCTGTGGAGGCTTCTGTGACAACCTCACTCTGAAGTCGGGTGACTTCCTCCGGAGGGGTAAGCTGTCGTCCATCTGCGATGTACTTCAGCATCCCTTGTATGACCCACTCTAGTACACGTTCGCGGTCTTTCATAATCAATTGTTCGAGATTTTTTACTCGTCGTCGCTCAATCGGAACATGAGGACCGGACTCGAACTCCACAGGGAATTCGATCATCTGTACACGCTCCACAATGGCTTTATCACGGGTGTTGATCTTCAGGGGCTTGTTGGATGCAACGAACGGTACACCCTGCGGAACCCAGCCAGCACTCTTGACATTCAGGGTACGGGTTTCAACCCAGTCATCACCGGTCAGCTTCTTGAAGAACTCGTTGTCAACGGCATCCCCCATGGGAGGCTCAGAGATCCCATAGAATCTCCTTCCCTTGAGGGTATCCTGTTCGAAGTTCTGCCCCGATACCTTGATGATAACCTTGGAGTCGGGCATGCAGGAGTAGCCTGCACCGCCTTTGCCCAGCTTGAAGAAGGTACCGATGAAGACCGACTTTCCCGATCCGGGAGGGCCGTGAAGGTTCAGGATGGTACGCAGCTTGGATTCACCCATGAAGGCTGCTCCGACAACTTTCTGGAGGTATTCTCGGGCCGCTTCGGAGGGAATGGAGTACTTCAGGAACGTGTCCCAGTGCCCGAAATTGGAACGCTGGGCTTCCGCACGGTAGGGTGCGTCAAAGAACTTGGTAACGTTACGGTCAGGGCTGTGCGGATAGAATCCCCATCCTCCGTTTCGAACCTCGTCCAGATCCAGAACGCCGTTCTGCATTACAAGCCAGCGCTGGTCGTTGTCGTAGTAGTCGGACGCAACGTCACACTCGGTCTTTAGGGTGCGGATTAGTGCGTTCAGTCCTGCCGATTTGGAGATATCGTCACGAAACCTCTTGTGTTTCGCGATCTCTCCCTTGTCATAGAACTGGCGCATTTTCTTGGCTTCGTCCGCCGCGTTGGCTGCATTGGACGCCTCAATCTTAACAGCTTCCTTCTCAAGATATTCTCTGATGAATTCCAATGCCGTTGTCATGGTTCTATAGAAGTCTTTGGCTACCTTGATGGCAACACCGTCGCCGTCACAGGGAGTGTGGATTCGACCGTCCCACAGATACCATTGGTTCCGTGACTCCGTGTAGGTGAGCACATTCTTAAACTTCGCATGTATGGCTTCAGCAGCCTTTACTTCCGTACGCGGAAGTGTGTCAATTGCTTTGTCCAGATCAAAATTGTCAAAGCTTGGCTTCTGACCCAGAAGGTCATGCCACCAAAGATCTAGGCGTAGCTCCTTGGAGAGATCGCCAAGAATTTCAGTTTCACCCATAGTGTACCTTTTTTAGTTTTATTCATATTAGCCTTGTCAAATTACGTCGTTTAGTTGGTTTTGTACTGTCGGGGTCCATTGAACCCCGAAGAGAAAGCATTCTCAGCAAATCCGGTGTTGGTGAAGCGCTTTAGTACATATCTGCGGGATCGGGGAATTTCATTCCCGTCGTCATCAAATCCCGCTTCTTCCCACTCTCCGTCAATCCAAGCACCCTGAAGCTCTTCAATCGCAATGAAATAGATTCCTTCGGGGAGGTTGAGATTTTCGGGAGGGAAGACCTGTGAAGCTGACTCGGGCCTCCAAACCTTCTTTTCGTTTGGGGCGGTGTCTGCTTGGGCTTTTTTCTTGTCGTTCATTAGATCCTAAAATTTATTGTGACAGTTCTTGTCTTTGGTGACAGTCCATGATACCATATTTTTCCTTTTGTGACTAGCTGCGGCTCATTCACGCTCCTTACCCTTGTAGGCTCCGTTCTGTCGAATCCAGTTCACATTCTTGCGAAAATCGTTGAAGTCATCGATCTTGGACCAGAAGGTGATCTCAAGGTAGCAATAGGCGTAAAGCAATTTATCATAGAGTTTTGAAATGATCGTGCCTTTCTAAAGGATGCCGTCGCGTTCCAGCCGATGAATCAGGTACTTCACCATCTCCTGTTCGTTATCATCAAACTGAAGGCGAAGCATGGCTCGGTACTTGGTGATCGCGATATGTGCGTCCTTCAAGTCCGACAGGCCGGTTTCTTCCGCCGATGAGAGCAAGCTCATTACAGGCGAGTCTTCATAGTCTACCACAGCCGAACGCTCGTTCCGTCCGGGACGCGCCCACTCATTGGACCCGTCCCGAAGGGTTCTCTTCCAAGTCCAGCCGTGGGGTTCCAGAATTTCAGCCCATGAAATATGGTCGTTGACGTAGTTTTCAAGCTCCGAGATGGCACGCCACATCTTCCACTGGTTCCCTCCCATACCCGCCAGCATGGTACGCGCAAACTCATCCATGTCCATGCGACGGTTGGCATCCTCGTTGATCAGCTTCTTGCGCTTCTCGTGCTTGAGTTTGAAAGCGTCCTCAGTCAGAACCTTGATCTCTTCGATGGAGTAGGTCTGATCCAGCAAATACAGAATCTCCACCGACCCGATCTTTCCGGCTGATCCTTCCTTGGGGAAGTACACCGTTCCGGGGATACGAAGAATTCGGGTCAGGTCCACCAGCTTGTCGATCTTCCGGTCTCCTGCTGCCTCATCAAGGTAGGACCACCAGCGTTCAACAAGCTCCTTGTTTCCGCGTTCCCCCTTGTTCAGCTTCCAGTAGGCGTGGATTCCTCCGGAACCAGACCCTACGACAATGGTTGGCTGTAGTGCCAGCCCGAAGAGGAACTGAAGAATGTCCTCACGACTGGAGAAGGAGGTATCCTTGACATCAAGATCAGCCCACACTCCGGTCACGTGGGAGACATTTTCCTCACTCCCGCGCTGCTTTAGAGTCACGTGATCCTTGATGGGGGCAACGCCCACATACAGGTTCCACTTCCCTCCCGTGTCGTCAAAGATCAGGTTCTCCAGCGTTTCATCGTCCATCTGCCCAAACTCTGCTGCCGTCATGGATTGTGATAGTGTATCGTAAGTTCCAATCTTCTTGTCCCTTCGGGCAACAACGGCAATGATGTCCTCAGGATCAAACCAAGTCACCACAAAGGTGCGTGCATGGTGGGAAGAGATCTTGACCTGTCCGGTAAGATCTGATAGCTTCAATGTATTTTTCCTTTACTCAATGTTTTTCCATGTCTGCCTCTTACCAATCTTGCAGATAGTAGAAACAGTCACTCCATATTCCGTGCATATCCTTGAAGGACTCTCACCAGAATCGTATCTCGACCTTATGGATCTTACATCCAACTCTGAAAGTTTGGACATGCCGTGTCTCTCTCCAGAGATCGTTTCGTCCCCCGAAAGTCCTTTATTCCAAGGAATCTTTCCATACATTGGGTTACCTTCCCCAGAAAATCTCACAGATCTAAATGTTTTTCCTTCATCCGACATCTTATATCCAAATGCAGGATGATCTTCCCCTCGCTTACCGTACATAGGGTTTCCGGGTCCAGACCTTTCTTCAGACCATTTCAACTTCTGATCCACCGAGTGAATAGGTTTACCTGTTCTAGCCAAGCTTATCAGAGATTTTTGGTCGTCTGACATCGGAACTCCTCTATTCCAAGCTGGTTTTCCATAGTTAGGGTGGAGTTCACCTTTGATTCCATTGAACCCATCACCCCCGTCCCTGTGATTCAAGAGAGGTTTATTTCTTATGCCAAGACGATACTGATCTCGATACGTGGCAATCCAGAACTGTTCCCTAAAT